AATTGGCCCATCTGCCAATTTGAAATATAAACAAATTTGTGGAACTTATCTCTAAAAGCTGATTCACGCAATTTTGCAATTTCAGGTTCGTTTGGTAAATCATGAAACCAAAGAACTCTTATTTTTGATTCATCAAGTTCCCTCGGACGAGAACTAATAATTTGAAAATGTTCTAGAAGTGTGGGATCTATTATTGATCCCAGTTTTCTTTTAGCAATTTCTGTTCCACCATTGGCTTTTAGTGAAATTTCATTTTCTTCAAATGCTGTCATTATTCACCCTTTAATTTTGGTGCTTGACGAGTCATAAATGTCTTTTTCATTATCTTTGCGCCAAAGTACTTCTTTACAAGTTTCTTAACTACCTTTTGATCAAAGTTTTTGCATGAGAATACATCTAGATAAGCATGATTATATTCATCCACAAAGTGAGCGCAAATATTTGAAGTTTCAATAAGCTGAATTAGAGTATAACCAGCCTTGTCTTCAGTACCAAAATTGATAATTTGTGGTTCACCATAAGCAACCATATCAATAGCCTGTACCAGTTCCTTGGTGAAATCATAGATAGTCTGACTAGATCTAATTGCTTCTGGGTTACATCCAGCTGCATCTAGATGAAGATGGTAACCCCAGTAATTTACTTGACTCATTATTTTATTTCCTTAATAGCTATCAATAGCTTGTGTATAAATGACGGAATCAATTCTAAAAGAACGCCATCCCTTATTTTCAAGATCCCAACATGCAATAATATCCGGATTATCTCGATGGTAAGTCTTTTCACCTGCTTGTTCTTCAAGACTATTACGATATGATTCAGGTAGTAGAGCAGGAACTAGGGTGCAGCGCATTTTACGTTCATCACCATTTACCTTAGTGAAGGTGACGTCTAGAACACCATGACGAAGATCTTTTAGTAAAGTATCACGAGTAAACATTATATATCCTTATACTATTCGGTTAGTAGTCGTTGAGAATTATTATTCTTTTCTTCAATAATGGTCTTAAGCTGATTATAACCACCAATGAAATATCCGTCAAGGACTATTACAGGAAAAGTTACAGCTGTGGGGAATTTTTCTTTTAGAGTTTCTCTGGTGAAATCTCTATCAAGCATATTTTCTGTATACTGAATTTGATTATTACGGAGAATTTGTTTAGCCAAAGAACAATAATTGCAATTAGCTTTTGTATATAATTCAACTATCATAAAATGAAATGTCCTGTGTATCTTCTGGGAGTTTATTTTTCCAAAATATTTGAATATCATCCTTATTTAAGGGATGAAGATTCTGATTTAGCATTTCTTCAGCAATCATTCTTTCAAAATCACTGAAAAAAACATTCTCCATTATCGGATTTCCTCAGAAACAGATGCAAATACAACTACATAAGTTTCGGTTGGTGTATTTAGACTTGAAAAATATGTTGAGAACTTTTGAATAGCTTCAGAACCATTTACAGCCCAGACAATTCGACGTTGATCAGATTGTGTCATGCCACTACCCGGTTGGTTTGGTCGCATTTGAACCACACCCTCAACAAGATGAAGTTTTAATTGTTGTTTAGCATATTGCGTACTATCAACAAATATTGAACCGGGTTCTGAATTTGTAACAACATCAAAATTTTCTTTATCTGCTTCCACCCATTTTGGTGCTAATCCCTGTTGTGCAAGTTCTTCTTCATAATCAAACGGTTTTTGTTCCACAGGCTTTTCTTTCTTTCTAAAAACATTAACACGACCACGACGATGTGTTGGATTATCTTTAAGGAATTGTTCAATATTTTCTTTTGGGACTCGGATATCAGTGGTGCCGTCCGTATACCACTGATATCCGCTTAGTTTTGCTCTTGTCGCTTCATCCATAAATTTCTCCTTAAGCTCATTGAGCCATTTCTTTATAATTATCATCCAAGTATTTCTACTTTTAAGGTTGATACACCAGTTTTCTTAACCCCGAGAACTATAGCACATTTTACGGTAATATCAAATTCTCTACCTTTAATAAAAGGACCACGATCATTTACTCTTGCTATAAGTCTTGCATTTGTTTCCAAATTTGTAAACCTAACAAGCGTTCCAAATGGAAGTGATTTGTGTGCTACAGTATAGCGGTTTGGGTTAAACTCTTCTCCATTAGCGGTCTTACGGCCGTGTTTGTACCATGAAACTTTTGCCTTATAAGTCTTCACGATTTTGACCGCAGCTGGTGGGTGCTCGTGCGCATTGGACACATTAGAAAACAATAATCCAAAAGCAAGAAACACACCAAACATGCGTTTTCTCACCGTTTATACTCCTTTTTGTGATTTTAATTAAGCTGCAATAAGCTCCTTAAGCCTATCAGCACAAATAGATGCTGCAAATGCTTGAGGCTTCACCATCGGTGTTATATTGCAAGCTCCCCTAATATAGCCAATTGCTTGGTTTACTACACAGGAAGAGCCATATCTTTCTGATGGGTTGATATCAAGGTGAAGTTCTACATAACGTTCACCAATTACATCAGAAAGTTTTTCGTACATATCATGTACTAGATATACTTCATTCATAAGTCGTAGAGCAGGACGTCCGACCTTAACGTCAAAATCTTTTTGTCTTGTAATCTCACCAAATACTTTGCAGCCATGTTTACCATCTTTGTGAATGATAATTGCTACACAGTAGTCAGCATGCCAGACGCCGGAATGCTTAAAACGTTCCGAATCTGCTCCAATATAGATTTTTGATTCTTTTGAAGATGATGAAATATAATTTCTGACTTCTTCTAGGTCGAACTTGTTCATGACATTATTTCTTTCTATTAAGATTTCTCTTCTTTCGTTTTGAAGATCCAATCTTTCTTCGTCCTTTACCAGATTTAGATTTGTGTGCCCATGGCATAATAGACTCTCCTATACTATATTATTTACGCAGAAAAGTCAATCTTTTTTAGATGTTCTTTTCTAACTCTCACGTAAATCCAAGAATTATAATACTTATCAGATTCTAAGACACCTCTTACAATCTGTTCTTTTAATTCAAAATAAGTTAATTCTGCTTTATTTCTACAGAATCTAAGTATTTCACGTTTGAAATTATCTGATCCATATTTTACCACATCATTTTTTAATGCTTCATTGGATCCATAATACACTTGCCAATCTGACTCTACCAGTATCTTTTTCTTTTTACCTTTGAGTTGTTTGGTCTTTTTAAATTTTAACAGTTTCTTTCCGATATATTTCTTATCGTTTAAGAGATTTGTAATTTGATATACAAAACCTATATATTGATCTAGAGTTTCTAAATCTATAGGTTTATCATAATAAAGCCAATCAGTCATGGGGGAATCTCCTTTCCCCCATACTTATATATTACTTAGCCGAAGTTTTCTCTTCCGCCGTCATCCCAAAATTCTTCATCTTCATCTTTATCATATTCAATATCATATACTTCTTTGAGAACGGCATCAAGTGCATCACTAATACCAAGCAGTTCTTCTAATGTAACTGCATCATAATCTTCAAAAGAAGATATCATTTCATAATAAATGTTTATCTTAATTTGTTCATCATGTACATGTCTCTCGATTGTTTCTGCGACTTCTGCAAATAAAGCACTTCCTTTAGCCCAACCCATATAAATCTCCTATAATTTAAAATCTTTTAATGATTCTGTTGAAACGTCATTTTTAACACCACCAATTACATATGAAGTAATTTGTGTTTCTTGTGGAGCAACTTGCACTTCAGAACCTGAAATCCATTTTTGAGTCCATGGAAGTGGGTTGGATCCAGTCTTATATAGACTAGGCAATCCAACGGCAGTGCATCGTCTATTTGTAATCCATTCCACATAATCATTTAGAAGTTGTTTATTGAGACCGATCATTGATCCATCTTTAAAAAGATAATCAGCCCATGCTTTTTCTTGTTCTGCAGCTTCAGCAAACATTGCAATGCATTCGGCTTTTGTATCTTCTTGAATTTGTTTAAAATCCGGATCATCTAAAGGAAGAATCTTCAGAAGCTGTTGAGTGCCGGCAAGATGTAGGTTTTCATCACGACAAATTAACTTGATGATCTTGGCGTTACCCTCCATCTTTTTGAGTTCTGCAAATGCCCAAGAGCAAGCAAAACTTACATAAAAGCGGATGCCCTCAAGAATATTGACTGACATAAGAGTAAGCCAAAGCGCCCTTTTGTGCTCGTATGCATCTACATCGATTGATGACATAGCGCTCAATGTAGTATTAAGTTCAATAAGGGCATCATAATTCTTACTGATATCATTAGCACAATCTACAATTTCTTGTAGATCAAGAATTTCATCAAGTATTTTAGATGGATCTGAATATACATTCCGAATAATATGTGTATATGAACGAGAATGAACAGATTCACTAAATGTCCATGCCACAATCCAGTTTTCTAGTTCGGGTAGAGAACAAATTGGTCCAAACGCAACAGTTGGTGCACGACCCTGTACCGAATCTAGTAGAATTTGACGCTTTAGATTACTTGTAAAAATGTGTTGTTCATGCTTAGTTAGTTCTCTAAAGTCTTTAGAGTCTTTTAATAGATCAACTTCTTCCGGAACCCAGAAGAAGCCCATCTGTTGACGTGTGAGTTTTTCTAGAAATGGATACTTTTGCTTGTCAAATCTAGCAATAGTAGGTGCGTTGTCGAAAAATAATCTTGACTTTAGATGACTCTTTTTATTATTAGAATCAAATACTCGATAAGACATTTAATTTCTACCTATAGTTATGTTTTTTTGAATCTTTATATCTTTATTGGGCCAAGTCCAACATTCGGAACTATCTTCTTGAAAACAAACCCAAAGTAAATCATGCTCAATACCATAATCTATCATTATGTGGGCTAAAGCCTTACCCTTGGGTGTAATCAAGGGTAAGGGCGGATTTAATTGTAAAATCATATTTTGCAACTATCACAATCTTGATCTTCAATAATACTTTGTTCTAGTTCCGGAACAACATCTTGTTCACCAGCACCATCATATGTATTAAAGTAGTACAATTGCTTACCACCCATCTGATAGAACTGAATGATATCTTTGAGAAGAACTGACATAGGAATTTTATGAACAGTTTCACCTTCTTCAAGAGGATAATTTTCTGGATTATAACTAGTATTGACTGAAATACCTTGGTCGATAAACTTCTGTAATACAGCACAGATTTGTAGATAACCTTCAGGAGATTTTTGATCCCAAAGAAGATCATACTTATTTTTTAGTTTACGAACTTCAGGTACTACTTGCTTGAAGATACCATCCTTAGATGACTTTACCGAAACAAGAGCTCTAGGTGGTTCAATCCCATTTGTGGAATTGGAGATTTGAGCTGATGTTTCTGCCGGCATTAGTGCCATCAGTGTAGAATTTCTAATTCCATACTCTGATAGCTGGATTCGCAGAGAGTTCCAATCAAATTTATAAACCGGATCCACAAGATTGTCAACATTTTTCTTGTAAGTATCAATAGGTACCATACCCAGTGAATACTTAGTTTCATGGGATTTCGGACACGCACCTTTTTCTACGGCAAGATCAGCAGAAGCTTTAATCAGATAATATGACCAAGCCTCAGCATATTCATGAACTTTCTTTAGACCTTCTACCCCAATATCAGAATAAGTAAGATCATTTTTAGCGAGCCAATAAGCAAAGTTAATGATACCGACACCAAGAGGACGTCTTGCCATTGTAGAGTTTTTTGCTGCCAAGACTGGATAATCCTGATAGTCAAGTAATTCATCAAGAGCACGAACGATAAGTCTAGCAGGGCGCTCAAAATCAGAAGTTCCACGAATTTTTCCCCAATTTATAGCTGCAAGAGTACATAGACTAATTTCACCTTCTGGGTCAAAAATATGTTCTAGTGGTTTTGTTGGAAGATCAATTTCCGAACAATTGTGAACCAAAATACCATTAGCATAGAAATTATGGTTATCTTCCACTGTAATGTCATATACATCAATAGTTTCATCGAGATACTCGATTGTTAACATTTATATTATCCTTTACTTTTTAATCTACCAGGTTTAAAACCATCAGGAACTTGATCTGGAAAGCATTGTAAATTTTTTTTGTCGTTATTAAACCATTTCTTACCAGAATTTGCTTTACTTAATTTTTCAATGTGTTCATCTGTTCTTTTATATGGATTAAACTTCAAATCTATTTCTTTTTGTAAGATATCCACAAGATTTTTATAGGAACCATTAAATCTATAATCATTAAATGATTTAGGAAACTTAGGATAATAATTTTTGATCATATATCTTGAAGATGGTATATATCCAAGTTTGATTGATTCCTCTTTTACTAATTGGTATAATTCAGCATTTGTTACGCCGTTAAATCTACCGTTTTTTTCACCCGTTACAGATGCTTTATTATTTTCTTTCCATTTATCATAATTTTCAGGTTTTACAATCCATCCACCACAACCGCCTGGCTTTGCATTATAGCCAAACATGTTATTTGTTGTATTATATTCCGATATCAATTCTTCTTCCCTTTTACGAATAAAATCCATATCATCACTTTCTGCAACAACTTCAAGATCCCAAGAATCAACTCCATATTTTCTTATAGCATTATGGAATCTAAACTTACTACCTTGTCTGACAGCTGATAAATGACTATCAAATCGTTGTTTAAGAGTTCTTGTAGTTAACCCAAAATAGATTTTACCATTTACTTTATTTGTAATTTTATAGACTATAGCCATGTTAAATACTCCTTGAAATGTATAGGTAGGTTTATTTCAAGGAGTATTTATACTTGAGATTAACTTAGTGACTGTAAAATATCAGTTGGAAGAAGATTTTTTGCTTCAACGTAACCTCTATTTTTAGTATAGATTTTATGTTCGGGTGTGCAAATAATACTATCACCATTTTCATTTGTAATCTTCATGACATGTCTATTTGTACCCGTTTTTGCTCTAGCAGTAACAGGCTTAAATTGATCGACGCCAGTTTTAATATTACGTGATAAAATCTTATAGTTATTATTATTAGATTCAACTAAATCTTGTAGTTGAATATCTTTTAAATCACCATTGTCAAGTTGAACCGTAAGCCAAGTATCGCCAGCTAGACACAGATTGCTTTGATAAATTGTAGCCTCTTCTTTAATAAAAGCACCGTGATCATTTGCATGATCCACATTCATCAAATAGATTCTACCGGTATCTTTTCTTTCTTGTAGAAAAGATGTAAATAAAGTAAGCGCTGAAATAGTCTTCTTACGAATATTTGGATTTGATTCAGCTTCTTCATATAGACGCTTAAATTCATCATAATTGATGAAAAATGCCTTATATAGACCTGGCACATCATGTGGTGAAAATAGTGTAATATTACCACCAGACAATAGACGTTCATACATAAGCTTATTGAATTGAACGCCATAATCAACATGACGAATTCGGTTTTCATCAACACCTTTATTGTTTTTTAGAACTAGAAGATCTTCAACTTCATAGTGCCAAATTGGGTAATATAGTGTTGCGGCGCCGTTACGAACACCACCTTGAGAGCAGGAACGAACCGCTGCTTGAAACATTTTATAGAAAGGAATGACACCAGTGTGAGTGGCATCACCATTTCTAATAGGTGAACCAATAGCACGAATTCTTCCAGCATTAATACCAATTCCTGCTTTTTGTGAGACATACTTTACAATAGCAGAAGTTGTGGCATTAATAGAATCTAGCGAATCATCGGAGTCAACCAGGACACAAGAGCTAAATTGCTTCTGTGGACTGCGTAGACCAGCCATGATAGGAGTCGGCAGAGAGATTTCGAATGTAGATACCGCATCATAAAAGTCCTTCACCCATTTTAAACGTTCACTTTTTGGATAATTTTTAAAAAGAACCATGGAGATAAGCATAAATGCCATCTGAGGTGTCTCATAATATTTATTTGTAGCACGATTTCTAATTAAATATTTACCACGAAATTGTTCCATACCCACATATGGAACAGTAAAATCTCTATCATGATCTAATTGCTTATTAAGATAAGCAAACTCTTCATCATCATATTGAGAAAGAATTTGTTGATCATAATATCCATCTGAAACAACATTTACTACATGCTGAAATAGATTATGAGGATTTGGTCCATTATAGACTTGCTTGCGAAGATGATAGTTGATAAGTCTAGAAGCAACATACTGATAATTTGGAGCATCCACATCAATAAGTTCTGATGCCGCTTTAATTAAAGTTTCCTGGATATCAGAAGTTTTGATCTTGTCATAAAACTGAATCTGAGACTTAATTTCAACTTCTGATTCAGATACTCCAGAAAGACCTTCACATGCCCAACGGACAACTCTATGGAATTTTTCTAGATTAAGTGGTTCAATTGAACCATCTCTTTTAATTACGTTAATTTTCATTAATGCCTCTTTATCAACTGACTAAAAATTTAAAATACTTGGCCAATTCTTCCCATGCGGAAATTGCAATTTCTCTGTGTTCTTTTTGTGTCCCATTAGACATACGCAATTCACAATAATGAATCCAGCTGCGAAGAGTTCCATTCATATACATACGTGAAATAGTTAAGCCTTCAGGAAGGACTGCACGTGCTTGTTCTTTAGCGATACCGTTTTGAATAGCCCATTGATACTGGCTTTTTACAATATCAATAAGAAAATTTTGTCTATTTTCCCATTCTGTTAGTAAAGCACTATCATATGTCATTACACTATTTTGACGATTTTTCATATCCTGAAGTCGTGCTTCACGAGTAACAAATCCTAGATCTTGAGTAGGATCAGCATATCGCTGTGAAAATTCTTGAAAGGAAAATGAACGATGACGAAGAATCTGTCGGGCAATATCCCTGGTGGTACTGATTTCCATAACAATATTTACCATCTCAAAGATAGACCAATGCTGATTACGAATACAGTAGCGTAAAAGTTTCTCTGCAGTTTCTGAATTCATTTGATTGGATGGATTAGAAACTCTAGCCGCAAAGGCAATAAACTCGTCGGCGGATTTTACACCATCGACGAGTGGATTAGTAATAGCAACAATTTTAGCTGAATTAAGCATTTAAAATACCTTCAATTTTTTCTTTTACAATCGGCGCACTTAAACTTTTATCCTCTTTCATGCATTTACCGACTAGGAAGTTGACCATTTTATAGTTTTTTGATGTGATGATATCATCAACTATCTTTTTATTTTCACTGAAAACTTTTTGAATGATCACATTATACTTATCATCATTATTATCTAAGATCTGTTCAATTATTTCCTTGTGTTTAATACAATAAACAAGAAACGGCGCATCCCATAGTTCAAAATCATACCAAATAATATCGAATAATTTAAAGAATTGATCTTTTGTAATCAATCTATTTGAATAGAGTGTATTCAGTACCTGGAGTGCTTCTAATGGTCTAAATTTATTTTTATCTTCAAGATCATAGTTTATTTCATCAAGACGTGGCAAAAGCAAATTAATCACAATTTGATAACAAACTTTAGCCCATTCTTGAATACTCATAGGATTTGGTTTTTTATCAAATACTGCTTGTAAATTTGGTCCTATAATGGAATTTAAATTTAGAGCTCTATCAAGTATGACACGACACTCCTGTATACTTATCGACTTTCTTTAACATCAAAGAAACCTTTAGCCACCATCAAGATATTAATAGCATCTTGAATAGTTTCACCTAAAGCATCAATTAAAGTAGCATGATCCGTACCGGTATGAGGTCGACGTTCTAGACACTTGATAGTATCATCGATCAATGATTCAACTGTTGGTGTAGTTGCTTCTTGATATTCATCAACAATATTTTTGGCAGCATCTGTGATAACTTTTAAAAGTCCAATGGATGCTAGTCTCTTGAGTGTGACTTCATCCATATCAACCGATAGAGTTGCCGATCCATCTTCATTATCCTTGATGTCGACAATATCAATGGCCATTATTTACTCTCCATTTTCTTTTTAATTACAGCTGTTTCATTTTTCATCCAAGTTGTAATAAGATCAATGCTTGGGTCAACAACTTGTTCAACCTTGGGATGATTCAGTACTTTTTCACCCATTTCAGATGCAGCAATAAGCAGTACTGTACTACGATTTGGAATAAAACTATTAATAGAACCAGCTAAAAATGCAATTACAGCAAATTTTAGAGCCCTTTTACGCCAATTCTCACGTGTTTTCCTGAGTTCAATTAGTGCATCACCTTCTATACGCCTATAACTTGAATCAGTTTCGTCATGATAGATTGCCCAAAAAATAAGACTACCAATTGTGGCAAGGACTAGTAATACTGTCACTAAAGACAGTACACTAATAATATTACCAACAACACCGGCAAAGTAGATCAATAGACTAAGGGAGTTCATGATTTAGTATCCTTATGAAAAGTGAATGAGACTTATTAATTTAAGGGATTTTTGAATCTAGAGTAAATAGAAAAGTAAGTATCAATCCCCATAATTTACACCTTTTCTAATCCACCCACATTTTTTGCAAAGCCATTCACCCATTACATGTTCTCCAAAATGTTCTGTTGTGACTTTCCAATATCCATCTTCATGGCGACAACATTTTTTACACCATGTAGAATGATTTTCATCATAACTTACCACACCTGTGTTAGAACAGGCATCACAATTTAAACGGCGACTTTTTTCCAATTATTTAATTCCATTTTTGCTCTGAGATCACGAAATGTGTGTGTATCAATGATATATCGAATAAAATCGGAACTTAGACCAGACAAAACCATATCATTTACATCTTTTGGATCTAAATTAGATGGCCATATACAAACATTATAACCATTTAAAATAGCCTTGTCAATCTTTTTTACTGTATCTCGATTTCTAGGTTCATTATCATAGATAATAACCAAATTCTTCTTATCAAATGTATTTAAACCAGAAACTAGATCACCACCCGCAGTTGCAATTGAATTTGGAATAAACATAGAATCAATTGGTCCTTCAAAAACATAGGTCTTTTTTGAAATATCAACTGTGTCTAGTCCATAAACTTTAGGTTGACTTTCATCTAGAACAATTGTAATATACTTTGTACTAGACTTAGAATCTAAAGACCTACCCTGGAAAGCATGCATTTCACCTTTCTTATTTAAGAAAGGAATGAGAAGACGTGGTTCATCATAGAGAAGAGCTTCATCGTCAAACTTCTCTGGAATAAAGGTATTGACCCAAGAAAAGAACTTAGGTACCTTAAACGTTTTTGCATGATAGGGATTTGGAAGTTTACGTTTTGTCACTAGAAGTTTGACCGGATCATCTGGATCAAGCTGACTAACTTTACGCAGGCCCTTTAAAGGTTCTGTTTTCATAAAGTTTGGCTTCTTCATCTTTGCAACAAATTCTTCAAGTTCAATCTGTTGCGGAGATTTTGAATCCTTTAATTTTTCTAGTGAATATTCATTGAAAAGCGACTCATCAAGTTTTTGCAAAAACTTTTCAAATCCATTGGTAAGGCCACAATTATGGCAATGGAATAAAGTTTTGCCTTGCTTTTCATATATATAACCTCTGGCTTTTCTCCTATCTGTCTCTGAATCATTACAAAGAGGACAGGAAAAATTATATAAACCAGATGATTTCCTTTTAAAGTTCCTTAGTCTATTTGACAGGAGACCAATATATTTTTGTTCAAGCCATAACATAATTTATAATCCATCATTATTGTGTCACTAACCATTATACCAATGATGGAAAAAATGTCAACCCTTATTGTATAACTTTTATTGCATTTATACCTAAGTGAATAAGATAGCCAATGGTGGCTGATCCACCTATGACCATCCACTGCCATCTTTCTAATTTTGAAATTTTTTTATTTGATTCATCCATTTGACGATCACGATTTTCAACAAGTTTTTTAATTTCATCTTTAATGGACTCATCACCAGATTTGATGGTTTCATAAACCAAATCAAATTTTTTATCAACTTCTTCTTTTCTTTTTTCAAGTTGAGTGCTGATATTATCTGATAATTTTTCTTGTTGAATAAGTCTTTGATCATGGACCGCAAGCATTTTAGATACATCTGCAGCCACAGATGATAGCTTTGATATAGCTTCTTCAATTTTATCAAATCTTTGATCGTCTGTAGGTGCCATGTTATTACCTATCGGTTGGGGTTAATCGTTTTAATGGAGTTTTGGTGAGAACAATTTTACGTAGTTTCTTTTTATGGACACCAGGCTCACCTTGTGGGCCAACTCCAATTCCAGCTATAGCACCAGAACCTGCTGTATTGGTTGCAACCGCTGCTACTTGTTCTTTAACCTTCATTGTTAATCTTTCTAAGAGCTTTTATAATATTTATGTCCATTGGAATTGAATCGGTATATACTATATCTTCATCACCCACATTATATATCACAGAAGGCATTGCATCTATTAAAACAAGAAATGGTTTCACATATTGGAATTGTTTTTTCATTTTTAAATAAAGAATTTTTGCTAGATAATACCCAAAACAATTGTGTAGTGTTATAATATGATTGAGTATCAATCTTTCTTTTATATCTTTAGATTCTGTATATCTTGTTATAAGTTTTTTAATATATTTTATTCTGTCTAGATCTTCAAGAAATTCCTCAGACTTTAACATCTGAGGATTATCATAAATCTTAGCACAATAGATTAGAAAATTATTTTCTGTGAGGCGTTCTTTAATCATTACCAAGATAGAGTAAGCTGTGCTCTTCCCCAGGTATTATTAGCAACACATACAAAAATATAACTATTGCTATATGCTATCTGACCGGGTACTCCGTTTGAAGTATTACTAGCTGGAACAGAATTTGATATCAGTTTAGCCGCAACACTATTTGCAAAGTTAGAAGTTGTAATCGTTTTAACATTTGCAGTTGTTGATGGGTTCACGAGTACCACTACTCTATCATTTGCAGACAGAGTAGTGGTGACGGCAAGTTCAGAAATCTTCTTTGCGTCGTTTGCCATTATATGATATCAACTATTAGGAGTCTGGAAGGATAGTATCGTCAGAAGCATCAGCCACTAGAGCTGGTGTTCCGTAAGGTGCGGTTTGAGCACCTAGGCTACCCATAGCGACTAGAGTTTCAAAATGTACTCTACCGGCTCTACCACCTACTGTAGCAATGAAATTTGATACAGTAGTATTACCAGCAGCTGTGCCACCAGTTGAGTTTGTGATAGAAATATTAGAGGTTGGAATAGTTACAGATGTGAAACCTGCACCGGCATTTGTAATGGTGAATACCAAATTACCACCTGTTGAATTTGTGACAAATGATACAGTTGCATTTCCACCGGCCTGTAATGATCTGACAGTGATAATATCAGCATTATTATATGCAGTAGCAGTAGCAGATGTATTAATTGTAAATGTGACAAGTGAACCGGTACCGGCTCTGCGAACAACCCAACCGGCATGAGCAATACCTTTATTATTGCTTACACCAGTTTCTGTTGCATCAGCACCAAAAACACCGACTGCTTGACCTCTAAGGAATGCACCTGGTGTGGTGTTATTGAACATTCTAACGTCAACATTTGCTCTTGAACCTGGTGATGTATTACCAAAGTGAGCATTTGCTCCGTCTACACGAGCAATCTGATCTGCTTTTACTAGTGCATAGGTACCAATCGGAGCCCCATTTGAGGACTCCTTTGTGGTTGTTGAATTGGCAGTAACTGCCTGGTCATTTCTTCCCCATAATGGCATGGTGAAATCTCCTTTGAAAAGTTTCTTTTATTTATGATTAACCAAGAGCACTTTTCATGGAGTCGTGACTCTTGTGTAGTTTTTGTTCGAAGTCTTGTTTTTCAGCAGCAGTTTTCAATGCTGCATGTTTATTCAAAGCGTGTTGGGCCAATTGAGGTGTAATCTTTGTGGATTTACCATCTAGATGCTTAACTGGTAGTGCACCATGAGTTGAAACTACTTTGCGAAGCTGCATAATAACATGTTCGTGTTCATCTTGTTCATCATCTGGAGTTGGGTTCTTCTTTGGACGACCACGCTTAGCTTCATCCAGTTCAACTTCTTCTTTCCTCATCTTCTTTGAATCGGAAATGGTATAAGCAGAAGATGTGCTCTTTGTGTTCTCACCGGATTGATCCTGATTTGCACCACGAATTGGAGCAGAAACTATAGTTGGCTTATCTTCATCTAGAGATTGGGCAATGGCTTCAATACGTTCTAGCTCTTCTTTAGTAAGTCGATCTGAAGCTCTATGAATACCCATCATACGCTTCTTCATTTTGTGTAGATCTTTTTTTCTTTGAGAAGAATTTGTATCACCTGCTGCGCCAACATCAATACCAAGATGTCCTCTATCTTGGGCAGCTTTTTTGATATATGAACCAAGAGTTGATTTTTTTAGTTCATCTAATTGCTCTTCTTCAATTTCTTCTACTTCTTCATTGTGTTGCTTGGCATAATAAGCACCGAGAGCCATTTGCATACGCTGCTTCTTAGACTTACCAGCGAACTTTGGGTCGTCGGAATGAACAAAGTCTTTGATCCACTCACCCGCCGGCTGTGACTTCTTCAGTACTTCTTCGAGGTCTTCTTCAGTCAATGATTCTAGGTCGACTTCTTCCTTAGTTAAACGACGTTTTAATTCAGCTTTATCTAATTTACGAATAGTAGCTGACCCTGGGCCAGATCTTTTCTTATCCATTGATTTTTTTAATTCTTCGGTAGAACCGGTTCCAGCTCTTCTAGCACCACTAGTAAATTCTGCGGATGATAATTTAACTTCATCAAGCTTGACTTCTTCCTTAGTTAAATTCTTTGTAAAAGAAGGATGTTGAAGCCAAGCCCCACCACGTTTACCCCATTTATTAATTAACTTTGACACAAATTCAGGATCGGTTGATTTTTTTACAGCTTTAGAATCTTTTTCCCATTCATCATCTGAAGCTTTTTCTTCTTTAGCCAATACACCACGACCTACCAGCACATCTTTATGTGTGATCTTATCCTTAGGGGAAGCAAGAGAAGCTAACTTCTTTTCCTTATCAGTCTTTGGGGTGGTATGTTCTTTACCTTCCTTCATTGACTTTTTATCATCATAGTCTCTAGTATCATCATCTGTCTTTGGTTCTAGATCAACCTTGGTCTTTCCACCCTTTATCTTCTTTGCATCTACCGAGTCTTTATCTTTTTCTTCAATTAAAACTCCATGCACAGCAGCGATTAAGCTGCCTGATAGTCCAAAACACTTATCGCTGAACATTATACTTTCTCCTGTTTCTTGAATGTTGATACCCAACCATGTTTGATTGGTGGTTTTTCTACTGGTTTGTAATCAGATAATTTTCTTAATTTTGGTTTATCTAATAGTTTACTTTTAGCTTTTGTTGCAGCTGCAGGTTTATCACCGTGAGCTTTATTTAAAGCAGATGAAAGACTCATCTGATCATGAAATGACTGACTTTTTCCGCTTGAATCTTTATGAATTGCATGAAAAAACCCACCCTTTTTGATGCTTAAAGTATCACCACGAGGATGTTTAAATGTAACATAACTATCAGAAGAAGATAACTTTTTATAATCTTTCAGATGTTCTGATTCAGATAGAATTAAATGTTCATCGATGATCTTTCGTACAATTTCAGTAGTCTTTGATAATTTTGACTTACCTGAAGTAGGTTCTGGATCATCAGGACGACTGACATTTTTAATCTTTGTTCTTATTTTTGTACCAATAGATTCAGTTTCTTCCATCTGATTGATTCTCTTTTCTGATTCTTTTTTACGTCTAGCTATTTCTTTTTCTTTTTCTGCTTTACGTATTGCATCTTTTTCCATTGCCGCTTTTTCATGCGCTGCATTGCGTCTTGCACCAACATCAATGCCGTGATCGTGCCACCCTCTTTCCTTAGATTTGGATGACTGACGGAAAGCACCACCTCTGGTACCCAAAACTTTTCCTTGGGAAATTACTGATTCTTTCATGATTTTCCTATTGATTTTAGGAACCAACCATGTTTTGCATGGATATCAATTCTATCTTGAAGAAAATTAGCAAGACCAAGTTCATTTGCTTTTTCAGCTAAATTGTAAGCTTTGACTAGTTCTGCTTTGATTTTATTGTTATCAAGTTCAAGTTCTTTAAACATTTTTAATGAATTGGGTATGTTTATTTGATCATCAACGACTGATAATTGTGAAAATCTAGACAGACTTCCAGGTGCATATGCATTTAGAGTTCTAATATGTTCTGCAAGAGTATCAACAGCACCCCAAAGTTCACCATATAGATCGCCTAGATATGTGTGGTATTGCACAAAATCTGGCCCTTCAATATTCCAGTGAAAGTTATGTGTTTTGAGGTAGAAAGCAAATGTACTTGCTAGAACAACTTTCATTTGTTCAACTAGTTCTGACATCAATTTAATCCTTCAAACATCTCTGGCGACAAATAAAAATACACTTCAACTTATTTAAAAAATTACGAACCATTACCACCTCCTGAACTACCACTTTTACCTGGAGGATGTTTTTCTATTTTTCCAGATGCCATACGAATAGCAACCATAGGTGCTTTCCATTCTTTTCTTTTACCAGTGGTCCCTTGTGGAACTGATATCTCTTTTATAAATTCTTTAAAACTTACCATGCTCTGCAGCTCCAGTACCTTGCTTTTGTGCGAGGCCCGGGATTATCACAATTATGACGTGCTCTAAAACTCTTACGACGAGCAGGGATGTTCTTCTTAATAGTCATATTTTTATCACCAAAGTTTACCTTGACAACATTTCCCTTTTCGTTTCGGACATAAACTTTGGACTTCTTGACATCTCCTTTCATTGGTTTTCCAAGCGGCACTGATCTACCTTGGTATTCAGCTTCAGTAACAGGTGGTTGTTTACCACATGTGCAATTACCGTTGCATTCATATAATAGTTCTTCAACAACTTTTCTTAGAACTTTTAAGGTCTTGGATGGATTTTTAGATTGACCTGGTGTTTCATCCTTGTAAATCTTTACAAGTTCATCAGATGCATCAAATCTAGATGCTGGATTTTTAGGATCTTTAGAATGCTTCTCTGCATCTTCTTTGACTTGTGCTGCTTTTAATGCGGCAGCAGTTGGTGCACCTTTCTCACCTGGTTTACGCATGCGTTCACCAGAACCAGCAGCAATTCTCTTGCGCTTAGCGTGAATGTTATCCCATAGTCCTCTTTTTTCGTCTATAATACTCATTATCAGCTCCAAATTTTTGTATATTTATAAATTAAGTAATTTCTTCCCACTGTATGGCACCTACTGCATCATTACCGTTGGCAGCACCTGTTGCAGCAAGTGTGAATACTATACCCTTATTTGAAGTTAAAAAAGAATTTCGTTCAAGTTGATAACGGAATATATCAGATGGATCAATTTGATTTAGAGCCGCACCAGAACCAGACGAAACGTTTAGATATTCAATTCTATTATCAATACCACCGGTTAAAGCAGTCGCTGATATATCATATTCAACAGAAGAATCTGTACCAGCAGATTGCCAGCTGGCACCAGTCAATGTAGGACCTGATACAAGTTTCCATCTATATGATGTATTATTTGAAACACCAAAGAATACGATTGAACGAAGAAATACTATAGCATCTTGTCTTGTATCTTTCAATCTAATTGAAATAATAGGAACAAATGTCCCAGCAGTAGGAATATCAATTGGAGAAGTAACAGGAATACTTACAGCTCTTGGTCGACCTTTTGGTTCAAATCCACCTTCTGAAATGACAGCTGCACAAATAATTTTGAGTGTGCTAGATCCGGATGTTGCTCCGGTATTTTCAATTTCTGCTCGTACTGGTAAACATGCAGTTGTTATATAAGTTGAAGTTATAATATTTGAATGATGCCATGAGTGACAATGGATAAATTTACCCTCAATTATAAATCCTACTCTAACAGAACCCACGCCAAGCCATTCTATATCGTGAAACAAAATTTGTGCTTTAGTAAGATCTAGTGTTAATTTAGATGGTCCAGTCCCGTCTAACTTATCTAAATTCCATTGTGATTGTGGGATTCTTGTTTCAACTAATGATCCAGTGACTGAAGATCTTTTTACAAAATTAATTGTGGTTCCATCTTGCTCAAGAAAAAATCCATTTTCAGTACCAAAATAACCGTATCTCTGACGAAGATTTGCTTTTGGTGGGGCCATACAAAATGTTTGTAAGATTTGAAGTGATTTACCTGGCTGATATGTAAATACTCTTGATGATTCACGATATAAGAAAGAACCGGAAGCATTATCAAGTGTGCATTCGATTAGACCAGCATTTGCGTTGTGTGTCGATGCTGCTCCAGTTGCGCTATTTGATTGTGTTATTCTACCGTTATCTTGATATCTATGAAATGATTCAAAGAGTGTAAATGGATTTGATGCTCTTGCTCGTCCAAATGCATCAACTGCCATACCTGTTGGATTAGCTGCACCAACAAGATTTCCATACTGATCAGCAAGCATGACGGTTTCAAAGATAGTTGTACCGTCTTTCAAGTACTCATGGGTATCTTTTCTAAACTGTGCCATTAGATTTACTTTCTTATTTTATTTGCATGCATATTACCATGCCAAAGTTGTACAAATTTCTTTAAATTATCATTAATGGTATCAGCAGTAGCAATATTATCATGATAATAATTTGATAGTGATCCTGCAGGTATACCGCTTACATAACCCAAACCTCTAATAGAATCAACGCTCATTTCTTCTTTTAACTTAATTGTTTTTGGTGCTGCAATTTTTTTAGTTGATGCTTTAGCAAGTTCTCTACGTTTCTGTTCTGCTCTTGCTCTATAACCAACTTCATCAGTTCTTTTAGCATATCTTGCTAATGATACACCAGATGTTTGTGGTCCGATTTCTATATGCATACCTTTACGAACTTCATCATAGAGTTCTCTAGCATGTTCAGGGTGTACATGTTGTGGTATACCTTTTTTAAATTCACTAAAGTTTCTATTCATTGCATGACCACGCATCTTTGATGCAGACATACCTGAAACACCTTCAGCATCCGGATCTCTTTCACCAGCAGAAACAACATCAATTCGTTTGAAGTTGAAATCTTTTCCAGGTCCGTTATACTTA